CTAATGTCTTACTTAAATACCAGCAAGTTTACGAAGGTTGATGATGTTACCATCGTCATCCTTGTTTTCTTGAACTTCAACTTGCTTGTCTTTATCCCCAGTTACTTCCTTAACAGATTCTGTAAGTGTCGCTTTTTTAGACTTCACTACATTCTCGTTAAGCACCGCTGGGAGATACTTGTTAAAGGCGCTTTCTAATTTCTTAGTTTGTACACCTTCTAATAAATTGATCATAACTTCTGCTTTTTCATCATTTAATGGTGAAAGTAGCTCATCTAATTTTGCTTGACGCTCATTAGAATCTTTAATAGTTACAATCTCTTGATCTTTTGACTCAACCAACTTGGTAGTTTCGTTGAGTTTATCGGTTGCTTCTGCAATTTGTTGATCTTTTTCTGCGATAGCGTCAACTAGTTTACGAATTTCTGCGTTCTCATTTAAATGAGTTGCACCAAATTCACTAGCAAATGCTTCGAAGATTTTTCTACCAAAGGTGTTCTCACGAGCAACTTTGATATCTTCATGTAATTGCGAAAGTTCTGCTTTCAAATGCTTGGCAACAGCGTTAGTCATTTTGTCTGCTGATTCAGTAACAAATTTAGTTTTTAATTCTTCTAATTTTGCACGAGCTTCTGCAACAAGTTTAACTTTAGTCTCAACAACGTCCTGTTTATCTTGTGCAAATTCTTTAATTTCTTCAGCTAACGCTTTAACCACAAACTGTTCTAATTTTTCAATTGTCTCAGTTTGTACCTTTCTGTCTGAACGAAGATCTTTGATTTCTTCAGCTAATTTAGTAACCATAAAGTTATTAAATTTTTCTGCTGATTCTTTCATTTTGTTAACTTGGTTAACACGATCTTCTGCTAATTTGGCTTTTTCTTCCTTCATTTCAGCCATTTCAGTTTCAAGACTTTCAGTTACCATGCGATCGATTGCTTCAACCATTGTTTGTTTATCATGCTCATACTTTTGAGCGAACTCCTCACGAAGTTCAGCACGAACAGACTCACGAGTCTCTTCTAATTTAGATTCCCATGCTTCAGAAATTTCTGCACGAGTTTCTTCATTAACGAGATCGCTATCTAATAATGGTTTTAGTACATCTAGCATGCCAATCTCCTAATTAAGCCTTAAGATCTTTGATGAGTCTTAATACTTCACTCTTCAAATATCGTTGTACTTTGGCGTCACCACTAGCCTCTCTTGCCATCTCTAAAACATTATGACCGTGTCTCATATTCATAAGACCTTCATAAATTGCTGTAGGATAAGCATTCGGAGCACTTGGTTGTGACACGATGTCAACAGTGATAATTTCAAAATCACTGACTTGTCCTGAGTCCTCGTTAACGTTTCCGCTACCGCGACTCGAAACTCCTAACTTAACACCACTTTCTAACATAGTTTTAACTAGTTGTCCCATTGGTGTAGGTAGAATCTTTAATTTACCACATCCGTTTGGACCATCCATCCACATGTTTTCAATCATGTGTGATACACGGTCAAGGTTGATTTTTAAATCGTCTGGATGATCAACTTCGCCTAAAACGCTATATCCGCCTGTGACCTGCTCGTTAAGTGTCTTAACTGCATTTTCGATCTCATTGACTGGATATACACGTTCGTTAGCGTTTTTTACACCACCCTGGATGCAGATACCTTTCATGTATAGATCTTTACCATCATTTGATGACTCAACAATCATGTTGGCCATTGAATGGTTAAGATGTTCTTTCAAATATATGTTTGACATATAAGGTATCCTCTATTAAAAGTTTAAATTAAACTTTTTTAAGGTCAGGCTCAGTAGTACCGCCTTGGTCTTGAGCCGCTGGTGCTGGACGACCTTTTTCTTCACCTTTAGATGCCGCTGGTTTAGCTTCAGCACCTTTAGCACCGGCATTAGCCGCTACTGGTGATTTAGTTTGGTCTGCACCTTCTTTTGTTTCTGGCTTAGTAGCTGGTTTAAGATCAGCACCTTCTTCAAGAGCTTCTTCTTTTTCTTCTGCTACTTCTTCTTCAGCGTCTTCAACAACTTCTTCTGTTGTTTCTTCAGATTCCATTGGAACTTCCATTTCCATTTCTTCTGGTTCGCCTTCTTCAGCTTCTGGTGCTTCTTCAGCATCGCCGTCTGTCATTAATTCTTCAAACTCAGCCATTAATTCGTCTAGTTTGTCTTCTAAATCAACAACACGGTCTTCTAATTCTTCATGATCTTCTTCATGTTCGTCAGTTTCGCCGTCTTCGTCATAGTCAACTTCGTCTTCTGTAACACCTTCTTCGTCAGCTTCGATGTCTGCGATTAAATCATCAGCTTCGTCGCCTGCTACTTCTTCTTCAGTTTCAATAGACTCTTCAACTTCTTCGTCAGTTGATTCAGCAACTTCTTCTGTTGCTTCTTCTTCTGCCATTAACTCTTCGTAGATGTCACGTGACTTTTCAACCACTACATCATGGAAAAGCTCTTTAGCTTTGTCTTCTTCGTCGTTAATGATATACTCAATTAACTGTTCAAATTTATTTTCCATGTTTTTTGTCTCCATATATGGCTTTGTGAGTGTATTTACACTATTTTTCTTAATATTGGAGTTTTTTAAGCGAAAAAGGCGCCTTTTTGAGCCTTTTTTAGGAATTTCTTATAGTTGAGGTGCTTCTGCTGGTGTTCCGTACTGCTGTTGAACACGTTTTGCTTTTTGTGTTTGTTCGTATGATCGAACGTCATTCATAATACGTAACTTGTTTAACTGCTTGAGAGTCAGTTTAGTTTTACGTAGATCGCCAATACGGGCCTTGCTGTGATCTTGGTCAGCGTCTTGATAGCCTTCTGGTTGTTTGTCGTAGAGTTCGTTAAGTATCATAGTAGTATTTATACTTCTTCGCCGCCTTCTTCAGTACCTAGATCTAAGTCTGGTGCTTCTAGGTCTGCATCAATCTCTTCACCTGTGGTTAGGTCTGCGTCGATATCGCCCGGGCTAATACCAACGGATCTTAGATCACTGCCTGATGCTCCTTGTGAATCCATGTTGTCTGACTCTTCTGACCATAAGTCTTCGTTTTGTCTTAGTTCTTCTTCAGTCAGACCTAGGAAACGTTGTAGAGCAAAACGCTTACTGATATACGGAACACCTTCTAAGGCTGTAAACACAGTAACACGCTGTGCGTCTAACTCTGCTTGTCTGTATGACGCAAAGTTTTGTGGTGGATTAAATTTTAAGTTAAACAGTGATGAGTCAATGTTAAAACCTCTAAAGCGTAGGAACATTTTAAATTCATCATCTAGTTTATTGATAATTTGATTCTGTAGTCGCATACAGTATTGATTAAATCTATATTCTTGAATCAGTGCTGTACCAACTCTACCATCACTCAATGCCTGTGCTGATTCATCTGGGCCAGTAGGTAAGTATGAACTTGGTACTCTTAAACCTCTAGACAATTTATTGTTAAAGTATTTTAAGTCATCAATCTCGCCTAGGTTTTGTCCACCAGGTAATGTATCAACACTTGATCCTCTTCCGTCTGCTGTCACTGGGAAGAAGTAGTCCTCGTTGATTGATAGTGGATTATATGTAGCGTCTACTTGGCTAGCACCACCACTCTGTGTTGGAATACGACGTTGATGTATTTCATTTTTAATACGTTCTACAAAGGCCATTGCCATGTGACTTGGCATATTACCTACGTCAATTTTGAAGATTCTACGCTCCGGAGCACGTTGTACTCTATAGATCAATATAGCATCTTCTAACAGTTCTTTTTGCTTGTAGACCTTGTAAATGTTCTCTAATACTGATGTGCCAAACGGCC